AGAAGCTAGGAGACAGTGGAGACTGTCTTACACAAGGGATTCATCAAATCTTCCCTGCTTACGAGCAATCACTACGCGAGCGAATAACTCTCGGATAACCCCAGCTAACGACTGCTGTAGCCTAAGCAAGACCGAAAGGTCTTTCGCTAACGCTGCAGTTCACAGAATGCAAAGGAATCTAGCTAGGCATGTTCTTAGGAACCCTTGGTTAGATGGAACTGTGACGGATACCTCAGAGAATATACTTCTTATGGCATCGGAATCTCTTATCCCAAAGGGAACAAGGCAGGTAATCCTGTTTCTTGACCCTAAAGGATAACTGACTTCGCTGTTCCTAGAGAATGTTTATCATTAAGTTTAAACTTAGGTTAGTACCTAGGTTATGAGAATGTAGTACAATAAAGAAATGAATAACTCTAAAGGATAAATATGACTGAAGTTAAAGTACAGTGTAGTAATTGTTCTTGGTATAACAAAGAACAAGGTACTTGTATGAATGAAACTAACCAAGATACAAAGCTACCTTGGTGTGCAGGTAGTACTGATTTCAAGGATTACTCTTTTAAACAAGATGGTTCTGTTGTAGTTGGTAAGTACTACAAGTGTGATTTGTTCTTGAGTGTTTAGGATTTAATAAACGAAGGATAGGTAGGAAGTAATTAACCTGCTGATAAGTACCGCCCTTGTACTTCCTGAGTTTTATCTAAGGGACTAAGGATTGAAATGACAAAGAAGAAAGATAATAACTACTACGTTTATGTTCACCGTAAGAAAACAAATGGGGAGGTGTTTTACGTTGGTAAGGGCAAAGGACGTAGGGCATGGAGATTCAATGATAGAAATAGACTGTGGAAAAGGACAAACGATAAGTATGGTTGTATAGTTGAGATAGTTCAGAACAACTTACAAGAATGGTACGCGCTTGAACTAGAGATAGACCTTGTATTGAAACACGGTAGAGTTGACAATAATACAGGTACTCTGACAAACCTAACGGATGGAGGAGAGGGATTCCAAGGTTGTGTACAGTCAGAAGAAAGTAGGAAGAGACAATCAGTGCGTATGTCTGGAAGAGGTAGCCCTGTTTATAATCACGAGGTTGTTGAATTTATTAACGTAAAGACACAGGAAGAATTTACCGGAACAAGGAATGAGTTTAAACTTCATACTGGACTTTCGTCTTATAATATATTCCATAAACACACCAAACATGTAGGCGGTTGGACAGTTAAAGGATCGTTAACAAAAGAGGAAATTAAACCTATTATAAATGGGTTTAAGGGTAAGTACAACAGTAACTCAGTTGTCGATAAATGTATTTACACTTTTATAAATATAGAAACTTTACAGGAGATTACTTGTAACAGATTTGAATTCTTAGAGTTAACTGGGGTACTTCCAAACCAGTTATTTAGTACTAGAGTACATAAGACTGTATATAAATGGTGCCTTAAAAGTGTATTCGAACAGTATGGGCCTGAGTATTTAAAAAGCCCAATATCAAAAACAAAACATTACAAGGCTGATAACAATGTTTATTCATTTGTTAACTTAAAAGATGGCACTAGCTTTAAAGGTACTAGGTTTGAGTTTATTGAAAAATACAATATAAACCCTAACGACTTGTTTGGAAAATCATCACTATTTAAACATTGGATTCTGGAAGGTACGGATACTAGCTTAATAAAGAATGATTATTGTAGATATAATTTCATACACAAAGACGGCACAACCTATGATGGTACAAGACCAATGTTTAGGGATGAATTTGGTATAGAACCCGACAGACTATTTGGTAAAAATACTGGTAAAATTCATAAAGGTTGGTCAGTAGTTAAATAATAAAACCCCGTAAGAGCATCGGATTACTCCTTTGTCCTGCGGGGTTTTCTTTATATCTGTACTTTACACAACAGCAGAGTCTTGGATGCTGATAGTAGTATTATCTTCATTGGTAGCCGCATCTGTATTCAACAGAGCTTCAAACTCAATAGTAGCACTCAAACCACCTGTATTAGTGTCGTCAAGGTTAAAGCTATTAATCTTTAGCTTACCGATAACGAAAGTAATGAAGTCAGCATTAGCCGCACCAGAGGTAGCTAGAGAAACAATCATTGTACCTTCTTCTTCATTAATGAATTTATCACGAAGAACCGCATTCTCGAAGTACACTGTAGCACTACCGCTTACAACCAGTGCGTCAGTGAAGATTGCGTGTGCTGTGTTGTTGCCCACACAGTTAGCAGCGTTAAGACCTTTAGAGTGATTCAGTGTCAACGAAGTAACACAAGCGTCGTCAGAACCATCTACAAGTAACACACCATTAACACTTGCCATTGTCGACGTGTTAGTCTGTGCAGCAGGTGCAGTGAAATACTGAGAAGTACCTGTTGTAATATCCTTGCCCATTAGCGAGAAATCCACAGTTGAAAGTCCAGTGGCTGGCATAGAAATATTAGCAGAGCCTACTTTATTACCTGTATAAACGTGTGACAAAGCAACATCTGAAAAATATTCCTCAACTGTGAATGATTTTTCTGTGTGAGAACTCAGAGGGACATAAGTCTTAGAGCCTACTTCAGTGATGGTAGCACCAGTGATTGCTTGAGCAAACATCAGTGAACCATTCATGACTTTCACCGTTGCTACAGTTGAAGTCAAACCGATAATGACTAAGTTCTTATTCAGGTTCAAAGCATTCATTACACCGACGCTCAGACGAATCGTGGAACCAATCTTCATACCATCTGTAATCCAGTCACCAACACTACGTGTTAGAGTCCAGTTATCACCAGATGCTGCAACAGCAATATCAGTAGCTGCCACTACTTCACCAAGAGTAAAGTCCCGCATGTATAATGCTTCAAACAAAGGAGCATAAGACAAAGGGGACATTTCACCATTCAAAGAACCAGTGACAGAGCGTACACCGTGGCTACTAAAAGCTACTTGCTTGTCTGTGCGAATCTCACCGCTGGTGTATTTTTCTTTAGTAAGAGCAAATTGCGTCTGGGTTCTACGAAATACTTCCCCACCGGCAGGGCCACTAGCTGTACCCCATGTAACTTCTTCTTTAAGAATAACCTTCTTGTTAATACCTTGAGCAATAGTCATGTGTGTTCCTTTATAGTTTCAATTTACGTAAATTCTTACTTCAGTACATTACAAGCGTATTCAACGAACACACCAATGATGTACCTATCATTAAAGACACTCCCCGGAGTAACCCTTGGCGTTTTCATAATGATTACTTCGATACCACCTTGAGTTAGCGTAGTACCCCTCTTGAACCAATCTCTTGTTAAGATTGCTCTGTTCATAGCTTGCTGTGATCCAGTACCACTTGGGTAACTCAGGAACACTTGCAGTTCACCTGTGTCTCTATAGAAGCCATCCCCTAGTGTTTGGTTGTCAGGCTCTCTAGGGACAATCTGTACGTCTTGGTACGGTACTCCGGGTACAGGTGTGAAACTCACGTTCTCTACTGCTGTACTTAACACAGGTGTCAAAGCCTGTAGGTGCTTCTCAAGAGCAACTTTGATTCTTGGTAATGCCATACACCCCTTTCAAACTATTGTTTGTATTTAGTTTCATTCAGTACCCTGTTAATATCTATTTTGTAAGCAGACTTAATCTGATCCATAGCTGGCTTACGAATACCGTCTGGTGCTTGATCACTAGAACCACCCTCAAGATCAGAGATGTAATCAAGTGAGTTATTGATGATGATACTATCACCTAGGTTAAAACTTCTAAGAGCACTCACAGCAGCACCTTTAGCTTTAGTACCGTTTGGATCGTCGTACAGAACAGCACCCTGAGATACTTGGTTATTCAACGATAGTACCCACGAGCCTTTAGCTAGACCGGGCTCTACCCTGTAGCCTTTGTTCTGGAATCGCTCTTGGTACAACCGCTTGTAAGCCTTAGTTCCACCTTCTGGATCACCGATAGGTGTAGCATCGATAGCACTCACAGATACCCTGTACGCAACAGCTTGAGCTAGTTCTTTTAGCTTTAACTCAAGGAACTCTTTGTACTGCTGTAAACTAGCCTCTGTCTTTTCAGTGCTAGTCTTAATCATTAACCGTTCACCCCTACTACTTTATACAGGGCTAAAGTACCATAAGCGTAATGTTCTTCGATTGAATGTACTTTGTATGTTTTACCACTGTACAAAATTAAGTCTTGTACTGCTGGAGTAAACGCTTGGTTTCCAGCTAGGATAAACAAAGCAGAGTCCTTACCGATTAAACTAGGGTAGTGATACTGAGTGGCTCTGATGTGATTCTTGTACGTTCTTACGGTGTAATCCGTGGTAGTGTTAGTTACACCACCAGTTTCAATATCGTAAACACCTTGTGTTACTTTACTGTAAGTACAATCAGCACCGTGAATCCTCAGAGCCTTTGCGGTTAGTACATCAGCTCTTGACATCAGTAGCCTCCAGTGAATAACGTGCTTTGATTGATAGTGTTGAATACGTTAGTTGAATTAACGTTATCAGTGTTAGCGTTGTTAGCTGCGATGTCGCTTACAGAGATACCACTTGCGTACATTCCTGCGGAGTTATACAGAGGATTTAGTGATGGATCACGAAGGAACAGCTTGAGGGATTCCATGTAAGATGCCGCAGCGCGCGAGCCTTTGAACGAGAAAATATCACAAGACTCGTCACCTCTCTGACTTAAAACCATGAGTATCGCTCTAGCAGCATCCATGCTAGCCCTTGTTACACTCCCATTTGACTTGTCGAGATAAAATTGGTAGACCTCATCTGTTAGAAATGGTAAAGCAGGATCAGTATCACCTACCGATAACCTAACGCTCTGAATTTGAGTAATAGCTATAGTGTTCT